AGAGATGGTCTTACATTATCTTGTTCAGTTGGTGTAGCAAATTGTTGCTTTACTTCTTCTATTTCTAACTGAACATTGCTTTGTCTAGCTATACTACTTAAAACTGTACCTTGTCTACTAAAAAATCTACTCATCTTGTCATTTTCTCCCTATATACAATCTGTATATCGTTTACTTCAAAATTCGCATTTGTAGTGCCTGTTGTAGTCAAGGCTATACCTACCCCCACACAGTTCTTAAAAGTGTCAGGAAAGGCCATTTTCGTCGTTTTATAGCCACCTGAGGATAATGCTCCACCACCAGACATATCAGTTAATGATATTTCTGATGCATCTATCTTTGTACCAAATGCTTGTACCTTAACATTATTACCTTCTTTATAATTAATATACAATGTATTATAATTTTTATTAGTTGCAGCAGATCCCATATCAAATTCTTTTGTTTGATATAATACTTGACTACCGCTTTTAGTGCTAGGCGTTTTACTCCACTTAACTAAATCTATAGTGTCTGGATTACTGTTTAGTCCTGCTACTGATTGCCACCAATATAAATCACCATTATTAAAGTTTACTAAGTTTGTAATATCTCTATTACTAAATGTATTAGATTGTCTCCATGATTCTGATTTTAAATCATAAAATAATATGTTTTGATTTTTATTAACTATAATTAATTCTTTACTCTTAGGTAAATAACCTATAACATTATTATCATGATAGTGCGTTGTTGACCAGTTAGTTAATTTTGGTTGTCCATTTTGTGCTAAATTAATATCTATAACTTGTTGTCCATTATAAATATATGCACCATATGTATTAAACCAAGCAACAAAACCTTCCCCCTTAACTACATGATAGTCTTTTTCACAACCTTTATGTTCATACTCAGCTTCTAAAAATTCTATATCTCTAGATACATTTATAATAAATAATTTATTTCTTTTAAACTGTAATAGTTTATTACCTAATGATTCTAATTTAATAATAGTGTCACCATCTTCTACTTCTACATCTATAAAAGTATTTTCTGGAAAGTTATCAAATTGATTTGGTAATGACTTTAATACTCTATCAGACTTAGTTACAAGTTTTCTTTCACTATCATAATACTGTACATTACCTGCATAAACTCTTCTATTTAATATTGTAGATGTTTTAAATCCTGTATTAGCCTCACCTATAACAGAAGGACCTTCTACGATATATGGTTCTGCTATAGATAAATCAGTTATACCATCAGCTATAAATCTATCTGTACTCGCCCAACCTGCTATAGGCCATGTCCATTGTTTATCACTATTTAATGTGTATGGAAATAAAAATTGATATGTACTACTACCAGCATAACGTAATCCTTTTGCAAAATCTACTTCTGCTAATAAATATTTTACTCCTATATTAGTAGAATTATCAACAGCAACACCTTCTTGAAATCCATCCATTAAAGCATAGTATATTTTAAATCCAGAATATCTAGGATCTTTATCGCCCATACGACCTGTTAATCCAAAATATAATTTTTGTGCTACATCTGTACTGCTTCCTCCTACAGATACATGTTGATATACATTACCTAAATATACTGCAACAGACTCTGATTTATTTGTATCGCTATCATAATTAGAATATACTTTAGATGCCCATAACCCATATCTTTTGCCTGATTTAGGTTTAATAGTTGTATCGTCATCAGCATTAACATCATTTCTAAAATATGCTATAACTGCCATAGAACCTTTACCATCAGAAGTGTAACCGCTTGCATTGTCTAGATAACCCTCTAATAAATCATGCATTTCTACAGCAGTTACTTCTACTTTATTTACATTTGCAGATGTTCCCATGGCATAAGTACCAGTACTTTGTACATCTAACATAAATATTTCAGAGTCATTATCAGGATGAAAGTGTGTCATCTTATTGTATAGTTTATCTGTTTCATATGCTACATTACTATTAGTACCACCTTTTATAGGTGCTATATGTAAATCACTAGATATATAAACATTTGATAAAGAATTATTTATAGGTGATGTAGATGTAGTATATCCAAAGTTTCTATCAAAGTTATAATAACCTAAAACCTGTGGAGTATTACCTGCATTACCATAATGAGGTACAACTCTTATCTGTCCATCAACTGAGTACATCTCTACTAATGATGCAGTATTACCATAGTCAATAGTTGTAGCTTCTGCTGCACTATTAGTAACATCATATATACGAACTATACTATCAGTCTTATCATTAATAAATAAATACTCAGTTTCATTAATACCAGCTGCACCAAAGTTTCTATCTAAGTTTGTATGTAATAATCCATTACCATAGTTCAAAGCATCTATAGCTGTAACATCATTAGAACTAATGCTAGAAGCAATAGATCTACCTTCCATTACTAATTTACCTGGTATTTCATTAGATACATTTAATAATACTTGTGATTCAACATCTAATATATCTCTACGATTAGTATTATTATTTAAACCACCACTAAAATTAGATACATTTTTAATTAACTTTGGCACTTTCTTTCCTCAACTTTACACAAAGCATATTACCTCTAGTAATATCATTCATATTTATAACCTTAACTTTTTTCTTTGATTTAGTTTTAAGATTATACTTACGTCTGCTATCACTAATAGACTTGCCTTTAAATTCTTGGCCTTTACCAGTCTCTGTATTAAACATTGCCATCTATTATCTCTCCCCATAAAGATGTTTTACCATCTATTATCTCCACTATTTCTACTTTAAACTCACCGTTAGTATACCAGTCAACAACAGCAAATGCATGACCCCAGTTATGTAGTCTACCTTTGAGCCATTTATTTTGTTCATGTGACATATCTTTTAAACATCCTAATGACCAAGCACCAATATTACCATTTAGTTTTGTCAGTGTATGTCGTTGTATGTCGTGTGTATGTCCGTATATTACATTTTCTCCATAGGTTTCTAAATGTTTCTTTGCATGATATGTTGTAGCAAATGCTCCATGAAAGAATGTTAGCTTACCTATTTGTATTGGTAAATTATACTCAGTATATTTATATCCTCTTTCTTTTATTTTACACGCTTTAAAAAAGCTATAATTACTAAGATAGGGATACTTATTAGAAAAATTATCCAGCCAGAGATCGTGATTGCCTTGAAGTAAATATTTCTTTTTACATTTAACTTCTTCCAATACTTTATCCCAAACATCTAATCCTTCATTTACCAATCGTATATCTTCATTAACTATAGGTAATTGAAACTCAAGTGGTGGTAGTTTCTTATCTTTATATTTCCATGCTGATACAGACTCCCACTCCCCAACATCTCCTAGATTAACAAATACATCTGGTTCTATTTTTTGTATAGCTTTTACTACACAATTAACTGCAGCTTTATCTTGTAACGGATAATGCTGGTCTGGTATTATTATACCACGTTGCTTAAGTTTCAATGGTACCTCCTATTTTTTATCTAAGGCTTTTTTAACTTCAGCCCATAGTTTGTCATCAAGTTTGTTAGATGATTTAGCTACTAACCAATCACCTAAATGCATGATAACTGCTTTAATTAGTTTTTCTGTTCCTAAACTAGTTAGAACTTTACCTAATATTGGTCCCATTATTTTTTCTCCTCACAGTTTTTATCGCAAGCTTCAAGACCTTTCATATAACCTTGATGCTCAATGATCATTTGTTTTACTTCTCCTAGTCTAGCATTAGCTTCCTGTATATTGCCAGCAAGTTCATTGTGTTGCTCTACTAATGATTCCATTTTACTTTCTGCTTCTTTTTTAAGGTCGACTTTTTCTTTAGCCATTGTTTCTCCTTACTTTTTTTTACGTTTTTTATTAGCAAATTTAGCTACATCATATACTGTCATAGCACCTGCTAAAGGTAATCCAACTCCTGGTATAAAAGCAACTGCTCTTTTAGCTCCAGCTTTTAACAATAGTTTCTTACCACCTTGTTTAACAGCAGCTTTAACCCTCTGATTTTGTAATTCAGCTTTATATTTTTTAGCTATCTTTGGTTTTACATTAGGACTTGCTTTATCATAAAGTGCTCTAGCTTTCTTTTGAGTTGCTTTAAACTTACGACCTGCTGATCCAGTTTTAGGGTCAGGTAAAGTTCTGCTTGAAATAACTTGTTGTCCGCCTTTTTGTCCTGGTTGAGTAGTTAGTTTTAAAGGTTTATTTTTAGGTTGACCGTAAACTTTTTTCTTGAAAGATTTTTCTTTTTTAATCTGACTAGTTGTTTTAGTTTTTGGTCCTGTAGCACTTGTACTTGCAGGCAATCTTTTAGGTGCATTCTTAGCTGCTTTATTTAAATCTTTTACAGCTTGTTTACCTGCAGCTTTTTTAGCTTTAAAATCAGATATCATTCCAGGTATTTTTGTTGCACCAAAAGCTGTTTTACCAGCTGTATATGCTGCTTTAGTAGCACCCACTCCAACTTTGACTGCACCTTTAGCTACGGTAATTCCACCACCTACTGCTGCTCCTGTTGCAAAAGCTGCACCGCCACCTACTACAGCAACAGTACCTATATTCTTTGCAAGCTTACCAAGGTCACCTTTTTTTCTTTTGGGTTTCTTAGTTGTTATTGGCATAACGCCCTCCTCTTCTGTTATTTTCTAAGAGCTCTATTTAGTCTTCTATCTTTTTCTTTCTA